GCGCGCCGAGAAGACCGAGGCGCAGGTGTTGCGTGCTGCCTTCTCTGCTGCTACCCCGCAGCCGGAGGTGCTCGAGCAGGAGAAAATCCAGCAGCGCTACTCCATCAGCAAGCTCGTCCGCGAGTCGATGACCGGCCGCTTGACTGGCCTCGAGGCGGAGATGAGCCAGCAGGCAGCATCCGACCTGAAGAACGCAGGCGTAGGCGTCCGCGGCTTGGCACAGATTCCGGGCTTCATCCTGCGGAACACGTCGACTATCGGTGGCACGAACGTCCCCGGCCAGTCCAACACGAACGTCCACGAGGCGCTCGTCCCCACCCCTATCCTCGAGCAGGCAGGCGCCAACGTCCTGCGCGGCCTCGCTGGAAACATCAACCTGCCCTCGCTCAACGACGGCACGGACATCATCAACGAAACGGCTTCGGCAACGGGTGCAGCAGCTATCGCAGCGCGCCAGCTGTCTCCGCAGCGTGTGGCTTCGCGTATCGACATCACCAACGAGTTGCTGGCAGCTATGAACCAAAGCATCGATGCTACGGTGCAGCGCCAGTTCGCACGGGCTGCTGCTGCGCAGGTGGACGAGATGTTCCTGACCAAGGTCATCGCCGCTGCAGCCTCTACGTTCGTGAAGCGTAACGAAACGGCAGCCGCTACGGTGGCAGGCTTGACCTCGCAGGTGGCATCGGGCCTCATCGGATCCCTCGGCAACGCCAACGCCTTGACGAACAGCACGGCGTTCATCACGTCGCACGGCTTGCTCGCTACGGCACGCTACACCCCGACGGTTTCCGGCGGCGCTATTCCAATTATGCAGGACAACGCCATCTTCGGATACCAGGCATACGGCACGTCTCTCGCAGCTGCTGGCCTCATCACTGACGCGTCGTACGACATCTACTCGGAGGTCTATGCGAACAGCACGGCATCCACGGCTATCAGCAACGAAGCCGACCTCGTTCCGATTGTTATCGCGAACATGGAGAACTGCTACGTGGCATACTGGGGCGGCGGAGCAGCCGACCTCGTTATCGACCCGTACACGTTGGCTGCGACGGGCATCACCCGCCTCATCCTCAACATGTACGCCGACGCCGACTTCGCACACACGGGCGACGTCCGGTTCACGGTGGGCGCATAATCCTTGCAGAGCTGACACCATAGAGAAGGCCCGGGGCACTCCCCCGGGCTTTCTTACTTTTGACCTATGACTATGCGATACAGCCGCGCGGCGGAGCCTACCGACACCAACTTCATCAGCCTCACCAACCTCAAGAACTATCTGCGGGTGGACGGCAACGATGACGACACAACGCTCGGCTTCCTGCTCACCTCCGCACGCCAGGCGTGCGAGGAATACACGGGCCGCCTGTTCGGCTCGGGCACGGTGACGTTCTACATGGACTCGTTTGAGGACAACCAGTTCCCGGCCGGGCCGGTCACGGCCATCTCGTCGGTGCAGTTCTACGACGTGGACAACGTGCTGCAGACACTGTCGACCGCACGCTGGTATGCCGACCTCGTGGGATCGCCCCAGCGCATCGCCTTCGACGCGCCTCCGGCCGTATTCCTTGAGCGCTACAACCAGGTCATCATCAACACGACGGCAGGGCACAGCACGGTGCCCGGACCTATCCTGCAGGCTATGCGCCTGCTGTGCGGCCACTACTACGAGAACCGGCAGCAGGTTGTGACCGGTACCATCGCCACCGAGTTACCCATGGGCGTGCAGGCACTGCTGTCCACCTACCGCGTCTACGCATGAGAATCGGCAAGATGGACCGGCGCATCGTCATCGAGCAGCCGACGGTGACCAAAGACGACTGGAACTACGACGTGGTGACGTGGACGACGCTGGCGACCGTGTGGGCTGACAAGCTCGATCGCGGCTCTGGCGAGGTGGTGGAGGTGGACCGGCAGACGGCCCTCACCCGTACGCAGTGGACGATGCGCTACCGTTCGACGGTAAACTCCACCATGCGCATCCTGTACAACAGCCAGTACTACTACATCGTAGGCGTGGAGGAGATTGGCCGGCGTGAAGGTCTGCGCGTCTTTACCGAGCTTCGGAACTGATGGCAGGCTTCAACGTCCGTGTAGATGCGAGCAGCGTCAAAGCCATCGAGCAGGCGCTTAAGGAGCTGCCGCTGGAGCTGAAGAGCGGCGCCGTAGCTACGGCCCAGGTGAACGCGGCTTCCGTCCTGCGCAACGAAGCCAAGCGCCTCGGCAAGCAGCTCGGCGGCTCCGGCTCGTGGTCAAAGTCGCAGCACGTCGTGCGCGGTAACGTCAAGCGATACTCTCCCTACGTGGTGCTCAAGACCGCTAATAAGCGCTTTAGCGTGCGGCCTGTCACCACGTTCATGGATGCGCCATCGCCCACCACCTTTGCACCCGTCAAATACAACCACCTCATCCAAAAGGGCAGCGCGCCGCAGGTGAGGACCGGCGGCTTGGGCCGTGCGGTAGGGGCCAAGCCACGGCCCAAGAAGTACGGCGAAAAAGACGGCCGCCGCATGACCGGCAAGGGGGGCTTCATGGTACGAAACGAGCGCAGCGGCTACATCCACCGCATTCAGAAGATTAAGCACCCAGGCTTTGGCGGGCACGACATCTACCAGGAGGTGCTCGACAGCAAGGGCGACGTGGCGGTGGAGCGTTTCAACCGGGACGCCATCAAAATCATAGACCGCTACAAGCGGAAAAAAGGCTTCGCATGATCAACCTCGTCATCGACATCCTCAAGGCAGACGCCAACGTCACGGCCATCACCACCGCCGACCGCATCTATCCGCTGTCTCGGCTCGAAGGTGGGACTATCCCGGCCATCGTAGTGCAGCAAATCAGCACCGACCCTGCCGACACGCACGACAGCACCAGCACGATGGACACGAACACCGTGCAGGTGACTATCATCGAGGACAAGCCCAAAGACGCCAACGCCTTGGCGGTGCTGGTACGTGCCGCGCTCGACGGCTATGGCGGCAACACCATCGCAGAAATCCGGCTGACCAACCAGGCTACCGACGTCTTCGAGGCCATCGACCTCTTCACGCTGACGCAGACGTACGACGTGCGCGTCGTCCGCGACAACGTCACCGTGCCCTCTGCCCTTGCCGACCTCGGCGAGCTGTACCTCGACGACATCTACGACGTTAGCGCCGCGCTCCCTCTTTCGTACATGCGCATAGAGCGCAACGCAGGAAACACGGAATGGTCAGCCACCCGCAACCTCAACATCTACGGAGCGGTCTATGACGAGCCGAAGGTGGTGAGCCTGGATGGTGGCGAGACCTTAAGCGTAGCGGACGACGACCACCTGACATTTCTAAACTACAAAACCGCATCCGGCAGCCATACGGCAAACCTGTATTTGCCGGCAGCAGGCAGCAGTTCCGGCCGCGAAATCCGTGTAAAGACAGGACCAAACCTGTCCAACCAAAGAACGGTGGTGCTGCGTCCCAACGCAGGCGACAGCGGCGTGACCATCGACGGCAGCGCAACCGCGACGATGGATCGTGCTTACGACGGCATCACCGTGCACTGCATCGGCGGACAGTGGTACATCACCCAACGCAAGAGCAAATGAAAATCGCCGTACACTTCCCGGTCTACAAGCGGCCGCGCATCCGCAATATCGCCATGGACGCGCTCGACCGCGTACGCGGCCAGTTCCTCGAGCATGGCATCGAGATGGAGGTATGCGTCATCGGCGACGACGCCGGCCTTGCGGCGGTATGCAAGAAGCGCAACTACATCCACTACGAGGTAGGCAACCACCCCGTCGGGCGCAAGTTCGAGATGGGCCTGCGCTACATGCTGCGCCACATGCAGTTCGACTACCTGATGGAGTACTGCTCCGACAACATCCTGCGCAACGACTGGGCAGAGAAGATGGCCAAGGAGCTGAAGGCCGGGCGAGCTTGGGTGGCACACGCTGCCTTCTACATCGTCGACAGCAAGACCGGACAGACGCACCTCTTTAGCGGTCGCGGCCAGTCCAACGTAGGACGCTGCACCTCGAGGAAGCTGGTGGAAGCCTGCCAAAAGCACCGCGGCCACTGCTACGAGTACGAGCTGATGAGCGGCCTCGATGCCTGTTTCCGCACCAACATCAGCCGCTGCACTGACGAGCTCACCTTCCTCCTCAAGAGCGAGACCCCTATGATTGTGGACATCAAGAGCGAGGTCAACATCAACACCTTCCGCGGCTTCGCCAACAAGCCCGACCGCTTCCCTCCCACGGAGGTAGTCGGCGACTTTCCCGAACTTTCCCAACTGAAACCCTTTAACTTTTAAGACATGCCAACCTCCGGTAAAATCCGCTCCAACGCGATCGGTATCTTCATCTCCAACGAAAGCGCCAACAGCGGCACCTTCAGCGGAGGAACTTACGGCGACAACACCTCCGAGAACGACACCTGGGAGATTGTTGCCTGCGCCACCTCCGGCACCTTCAGCGGTTCCATGGAGGTCATTGACGCCACGACCAAAGACAACGACGGCGAGCGCGAAATCCTGACCTCTTCGCTGTCGTGGACGATGACCGCCGACGGCCTCGTGGAGTACGGCTTGAGTGCAAACGTCCGCAGCGCGGCCGACCTCTTCACCCTGTGGAAAGCCAAGACCAAGGTGAAGGTGGCATGGACCACCGGCCTTGACGGAGACCTCATGTACTGGGGCAAGGCGTACATCACCAGCTACGAAGAAACGGCTGGGTTGAACGAAGTGGCCTCTTTCTCTGTTAACTTTGAAGGCGACGGCACAATCTACAAGGCTGTCCTCGACACTTCGAAGGCTGTATTTAACCTGAACACGTAATGGCTAACAAGCTCCAAGGCAAGTTCTCGCTGCAACTGACGGACGACCTGACGGTGGACGTCTGTCTCAACCTCTACGCACTCAACCTCTTCCTAGAAGAGGAAGGCGCACAGCTGGACCAGTTGCAGGAACTCTTGGAGCAGAAAGCCCTGGCAAACCTCCCGAAGCTGGTTTGGGCGGGAGTCAGGACACAGGCCATCCTCACCGACCAAGAGCTGCCGCTGAACTTCCCTAAGTTCGCGGCGCTCTTCGGTTCGGTCAGCTGGGACGACGTGAGCAAAGACGTCCTCACCGCCTTGCAGCTGGACACAAAAAAAAAGTAAGCGGAGAGGGCGGCAAGGGTGAGCCGTTCGACATGAGGTCCTTGTACGTCGCTTGGCTTGAGCGCGGCAAGGACCCTTCTATTTTCTGGAGCAGTACCTTCGGAGAGGTAATGATACTTCTGCGCTCCTATGAATTCAGAGACGAGCTCCAGTGGATGCACACCAGCGCCGTCATGGCAATGCTGGCGAATATCCACCGAGCAAAGAATTCACGCGCATACGAGTGGACGGACTTCAATCCTTACTCATCGTCTCGCAAGAAGTCAGCCGCGCCCAAGATCACGGCCAAGCACACCCAGCTCTTCGACAAGATGAGCCAAGCACTGAACAGGAAAGATGGCTAAAGACGCAATCCTAAATATCATATTTGGCGCCAACACGAAAGAGCTGGACAAAGCTCTTGATGGCGCCACGAAACGGCTGCGCGACACGGCGGGCAAGATGAACGACTTGGGCAAGTCCCTGTCCATCGGCCTCACCGCACCCATCGCCGCCTTCGGAGCTTTCGCCACAAAGAATTTTGTAGACAGCGCGAAGGCCATCGCACAGGTGGAGGCCGCCGTACAGTCGACGGGAGGTGCTGCCGGCCGGAGCGTGGCACAACTGGAGGAGATGGCCGCGGGCCTGCAGCGCATCAGCCTGTACGACGACGACCAAATCCTCAAGGAGGTCACGGCCAACCTGCTCACCTTTACGAAGGTCACGGGCACGCAGTTCGACAAGGCGCAGGTGGCCATCCTCAACCTGTCCACCCGTTTGGGCACGGACCTGACGAGCGCGTCGGTGCAGGTAGGCAAGGCTTTGAACGACCCGATTAAAGGCGTGACAGCCCTCGGCCGTGCCGGGGTGCAGTTCACCGCACAGCAGAAGGAGCAGATTGAGGCGCTGGTAGAATCGGGCGACGTGGCCGGAGCGCAGACCATCATCCTGCAAGAGCTGGAGACCCAATTCGGCGGAGCGGCGGAGGCAGCGGCCAACGTCGACCCCTACACGCAGCTCGCCAACGAGGTAGGCAACCTGTCCGAGGACTTCGGCGCTATCATCAACGACGCGCTCAAGCCGTTCGTCGGTTTCGTTCGTCAGGTGGTGGACAGCATCAAAGGATGGAGCGACGAGACAAAGACGACGGTGCTCGTCATCGGCGGTCTGCTGGCCGTCCTCGGCCCCACGCTCATCG